TTTCAGTTCGTCCGCCGCTTGCTCGTTGCCTGCGAGGAGGTCGGCAAGCCCGTCCGTAATTTGCGTTATACTGGGGAGGAGTTCTCCCACCATGCGATTCTTCAGACCGCCCGCTGTGTGCGACAGCTTGGTAAGGCTGTCCTCAAAAGCAGCGGAAGCCGCAACCGCTTCGTTGCTCATAACCATTCCGTAATCCTCGGCTTCCTGCTTCAGACGCTCGGTTTCCTCTACGCTTGTGTTCAGGACAGCCGCCATATCCACAGCGGATTTCCCGAGGAGGTCGTTTGCGGCAGCGGTGCGTTCTGCGCCTGCCTCCATGCCTTGCAGAGCCGTGATTACCATACTCAGCTGCTCGTCCTGCGACTTTCCGTTCAGTTCCTCGATGGAAAGCCCCACAGCGGACAGTTTTTCTGCTGCGGAATCCGAACCGCCTGCTGCGTCAGTTATTACGGTGGACAGCTTTTTCATGCCTGTCTGGAGATTGTTCACGTCAGCGCCGCAGCGCTCGAATACATAGCCCCACTTCTGATAGCTTTCGGCGCTTATGCCGATTTTCTGCGATGTTTTGTCGATTTGGTCGCCGGCAGAACCGACATCGTTCGCCATGTCCCACAGCTTTTTCCCTGCGGCAACGCAGGCTGTTCCGACCGCTGCGGCGGCCGCCCCGAGAGCAGCGCCAATTTTCTTTGCGGTATCTCCGAGTTTACTCAGTTTTCCGTCAGCGTCCTCGCTGGTGTCTGCGGCTTTCTTGACGGAATCGGAAAAATCCTTTGCTTCATCTCCGGCATTGTCAAAGCCCTTGTCAGCCTTTTCTAGGGCGGTGTTGTTGGAGTTCAGTTCACGCTCCATGCCGGTCAGAGCCGCCTGCGCATTGTTAAGCTGAATCTGCCAGTTTTGAGTGCGGCGGTCGTTTTCGCCGAAAGACTCGGCGGCATTGGCGAGTGCGGAACGGAGCGTTTCGATTTTCTGCTTCTGACTGTCGATTTCTTTGTTCAGGACATCGCTGCGAGCGGTTAGTGCTTCGGTGGATTTGTCGTTCTTATCGAACTGGGAATCCACCAGTTTCATTTCAGAGCCTAGAACCTTGAAAGAGTTGTTTATATCGGCGAGGGATTTCTTGAATTCCTTTTCGCCCTCAAGACCTATTTTCAAGCCGAAATTTTCGGACATTCTGCGTCACCTCCTTGAAATGGGCATAAAAAAAGAGCCTTGCGGCTCGGGGGATATAAACAAGAGCATTCCTTGACGAGATTATGCAACCGCAAAGAATGCTCTTTAGTTATTGGCTATTTGGTATCCGCATAATGTTTTTTCAACAAATCCTGCTTTTTCCAAATTGTTAAGGGAAGATATAATATCTATTTCTGTGAAACGATTTGCTTTGTCTTGCGACCATTGTTTAAATTCCCAAATCACTTCCTCTAAATTTGCACATCTCTTTTTTTCTATGATATAGAGTGATGTTCCCGCACCCTCCACTGCTTGACTATCAATTAAGGAATTAGTAAAACTAGCTGCCCTTTCTATGAACGGAGTGTAGAATTCAAGTTTTTGAACAGTATTATCGCTTATCAGTTTTCTCATCAAAATGTCATAAGCCTCTTGGGTACTTTTGACCTTGTGATAACGTTGATACTCTTGGATTCTCTTTGAGATAACCTCTATATCATGATCATATGGTCCATATTTATCCTTTACAAATCTAAAATAATTTGTGCCCGATAATATTGTCATAAAATATGCAGTCTTTTGCAAGCATATCTTATTAAAGTGAGAATCATCAAGACAGAACTTAATTTTCATTAGTATTAAGGCGGAGAGTGAAAGTTGTGGTTCGTTCGCAGGAATTGACTGATAATTTTTTGAGGGTTCAAAAACAAAAATGGAAACACTATCATCAAAGCAACCCATTTTTTGTATTATTAAGGTTTTAACGTCACACCAATTAAGTCCGCCATTTCCGCACCCCAACGGTGGAATGGCAATTGATTTAATGTTCCTATCAGTCATTAATTTTACAAGTTCATCTAATCCGGCTGAAATATATTCCATCTTAGATTTTTCACGCCATTTGTTTTTGGTGGGAAAATTAATTATCAGTTTGGAACCAGTAAGAAAAATGTGAAGAACTCCTGGCTTAAGCTTACTAGACTTACATTTTTTTACATATTCATCATTCATTTCAGGATATCGCATTTTAAATTGATAGGCTATGCCTTTTCCCATGAATCCTTCACAATTAACTGTGTTAACGAGTGCGAATGCGTCTGATTCAAACAAGTTTCCTGTTACAAATCGAATCATGATTACCCCTTATCGACAAACCATTTCTGAACATTTATATACGGTGGCTTATTAGTGATATTATACTTTTTCAGTATATCTTCCACATATTTCTTACAATTTTCGTCCGGAACATTAATTGACTGAAAATATTCTATAGGAATAGTTAAGGGAGATAAGCATTCAGCCATTCTCACCTGCTTGTGATATCTCAAGTCAACTCCTGCAGTCTTGGCTTCAGAAATGCTAATTTCCATAACATCCCAGTCAATTTGTTTTAATCCTTCAGCATACCCTAATAAATTTGGCTGTTCCGTGGATGCAGGATGAATAGGTAAAATTAAAAAGTTATTTTCTTTTGCTATATCACGATGAATACATAAGTATATAAATTCTTTACCTGTATTATTATTCTTAACAGCAGTATCATATGCGGTATGGATATGAAAATGAAATGGAATATATTGAGATAATCCAAGACGGTTTCTTTCTTGTAAAATGTCATGATCTGCCGTATCTGTAAAGCTAAGATTATTTCTAGATAATTCATCTCTTGACATTAGTCCGTTTTTTACAATAGATTCAAACGAATCAATTGAGGTTAAATGGTAAAATAATTTTCCGTCCTTAATACTCATACAATACCTCCTAAGACAAACTATTTCATTGCATATGGTTACACATTATTTACAGAGTTCATGACATTTTGGGATAATTCCATGTCCTTATTTACTAATTATACCACAACACCTTTGCTTTTTCAACCCTTTTTTCAATCAAATTCCCATCGGCACAACCTCATCAATATCACCCTCCCGCTTAGGCTTGGCAATCCCTATAAACTGCTTATGGCACTCCCACAAATCCAGCAGAAACCCAAACGGCATCAGCCACACCTCTTCCGAATTGAGGTGCAGCTGCACCGTGCCGTAATAGAACAGCCGGGTGAACAGTTCTGCGTCATTCACTCGGCTGTTACTGCGTTTTTTGAGGTATCATCGCTTTCTACATTTCGTTTCGTGCCTTTCAGCATAGCTTCAGTGATTGCGTCCTTGTACTCGGCAAGCTCGCCGGGGGAGGTCAGAAGCTCCACGATTTCCTCGGTGAGAAGTGGCTTTTTCTCGCTGTTTCTGAGATTATAGATTTCAATGCTCTGATTGCAAAGCAGAGTAATCAGCCAGATTATTTCATCCAGAGCCATCTCCATATTTTCGGATTTCATCAATTTGTCACCGAGGTTGTCAAGCCCGCCATAGCGGTTAGAAATTGCTTTTGTCGCTCTGGTGGTGAGAATCATCTCGTACTGCTCACCGCCGATTGTAATTAAAGAACTGCGTTCATTCGTCATTGCTCATACCTCCTTTACTTGCCCGTTTCAGCAGGCTTTGCTGTGAATGTCGGTTCGTACACAGATTTGTACCAACCCGTAATTACGCTGTCCGGAACGTTCTTCTCGCCCTCGGTCGCTTCCGCTTTCCACGGGTGCTTTCCGCTGCTGTCCGGCTTGTTTCTGCGGAGAACAGTACCCTCGATAGTCGGCGTGGAAAACGTTATACTGTCGCCCTTTGTTGCAAGCGAGGTTGACGGAATACCGAACTTGACCCTATAAAGCCAAAAATAGCGGTACTTGCCGTTGGACTTCTTCGCCCTGAACCCAATAGCCACGGGCTTACCGCCGTCCTCGCTGGTTGAAATAACTACGTTGTTGCTGTCGATGGTAGCGCCCGTCAGAACCGAAGCCGCGTCATTGCCTATATCGTCAATGCCAAGTGAAAGCGTTCCGCTTTTGAACTCCTTGACGATTTCCGAAGCGCCGTCATCGGCATATAACGTTGCTTCCGCAAGCTCCACGGAGAGGTCTGCCGAAATCGCCTTTGCAAGCGAAGCGGGAACTCCATAGGTTTCGTTGCCGTCGCTGTCCTCGGTTATTTCAGCGTAGAACAGCTTGTCAAGGCCTATTGTTGCCATTTATATCTCCTCCATTTCATAATTTTTCGCCGTATCAACGGCATAGTGATGATAGCCCGTATCGTCCTCGTGACCGACATATTTTCGGGCGGTTACGGTAATATCCGCGCTGAGCAGAGCCTTTACAAGCCTGCTCATGGCGCGGGTGTAGTTTTCTTTGCTGAAAAGGGAAATGCGAACCTCCTGCACATCGGCAGTCGGCGCATTGTCTGCGTGAAGTTCAAAGCTGTCATATAGCGGAGTGAACACCAAGTATTCATCGGGAGCCTTTCCCGAATACACAGAGGTCTGCGCCGGGATTTTCAGCTTTTTGGCTATTGCAGAGAGTTCCGAAAGCAGACTCACAACCCCTCGACCTCCTTTTCAAATGCGGATTTCATGGCTTCCACGCACTGCTTTTTCACAGCGGATTTTGCGGGCTTCAGAAAGGGTTTCGCCGACTGACCGCTTGTGCCGTACTCGAGGATATTTGCTATTTTTGCGTTACTGCCGCCGTCCGTTCTTGGCTCGGAAAATCCTACCTTGATGTCGTGATTTCCGTTTTTGTCGACCATAACGGGAGATAAACCGAGCGAACGTTCAAGTTCTCCTGTGGAACGGGATTTGCTTTTAATTCCCGAACCTACAACGGATTTCAGATTGCTTTTGACCTTTGCGAGAGCAACCTCGCCGCCTGCCTGCAAAACCTTTTCGGCAATGCTGTCGGTCTGCGCTCCAAGCCGGGAAATCCTCGAAAGGAATTCATCGGGCATTTTTACATCAGCCTTAGCCACTCGGCTGCACCTCCTTTGCAAGCGCTTCAATATACATTCCTCTGCCTTTCACATCTTCAACAGAGGTTATCTCAAATACAATGCCATCGCAGAACAGCCGCATATCCGTGGAGATTCTCACCCCCGGAATGGTGCGAAAACGGAACAGGTCGGTAGCTTCGGAAAAAGCGGCTCGGTTTGCCCATTTCTCGCTGCCATGCCGCCCCTCCCGATAGGCTCTGACTGTTGCTGCAACAACATCAGATTCCGTCTGAAAGCCCTCGTCATCGAGCGTGACCTGTTTCTGCGTTATCTGTATTTGCGTGTTCATCTTCCCAAAACTCATACTTTCCACCGCCTGTCCAGTCGCAGCAACATATTCACTGTATCCCACACCTGTTTTCCCGCCTGAACATTATCTCCGAAAAAGCCGCCAGTGCTACCATCCCTCGATTCATAAAAATGCGAGGACAGCATTATTACCGCCTGTTCCGTGGTCGGCGGCATTGCGTTTTCAGAATAGTAATTCTCGGGCAAATGCTGATAGCTTTCGGCATAGGAAACAGCGGCGGTGATGAACCCTTTTATGAGTTCATCATCCGCCGAATGTTCAAGTATGAGGTTCTGCTTAACTTTCGTCAGTAATTCATTCATCATGAACCGGAGCCGGCTTTCATCTTCAGAATCTGCACAGCTTCGGGAAGAATCAGCTTGCCGTCAACGCGCTCCTTTGCCACAAATCCGACCATGCCGTTACCTGCGTACAGTTCCTTGAGTTCCGCAAAGGAACGAGTGCCACGGTCGCCGATGTTGTAGTAACTAAAGTCACCGAATGCGATTACAGGCTTTCCTGCGGCGATTGTGGGGACATACGGAGATGTGTAAACCTCGTAGCCGAACAGCCTGTCGACCTCGCCCGCCTGGAGTGACGGCTGCCAGAGGTACGCGCCGTTGTTGTCTTTCAGCTTGCGGAGCGCCGCAATAGTCTGGTCGTTCATGATGAACTTCGCATTCTTGCGGTATGGGCGTTTGAGGGAGTACACAAGATTTATGATTTCATCGGCGGTTATCGCAGTTGCGCTTGAGGAGGTAATTGCGACCTCTCCACCGCCTGTTTCAGCGAAAATTCCGAGAGGTTTTCCCTTGCCATCGCCGTTGAGAAAAGCGTCCTCCTCCGCATTGGACAGCGCCTTGCCGAACTGCTCGATAATGTAGCTTTCAAGCCCGAAAGCGTTGTCGTAGAGCAGTTCCTCTGTTACCTTAACCGCAACGTGCAGCTTGTGTGCGTCAAGATTTATCTGCGCAAAAGTAGCGTCCCCGAAAGACAGTGCGCCGCCCTCATCGATCCAAGCCGCAGCAGGCTTTGTCGCGGCAATGTTGATTTTATGCTCGCCGCTTGTGGTGATGGTGTGCCCCAGCTTTCTGATGATATTTTCCTCGGAAAGAGCGTCAATCAGACGGCTGTCATACTCCTCGGGAACGAGGTAACCGCCGTTAGCGTCAACACCCTCGGAAAGCACATCGGAAATCTGTCTGAAATTCGTGCGGAGAGCGTTCAGCATTGCCGCCCTGTACTCATCGCTTGCTCTGCCGGACTTGGGCTTGTCACCGTTCAGCGGCTTTGCGGTGAGAGGTGTCGAAGTAGGCTTAGAAAGCTGCGCGTCCATAGCCGCCATCTGCTCCATGCGCTCGATTTCAGCGCCGTGGTCCTTTATCTTCTGTTCCATTTCGGCATAAGAAGCGGCGTCCTCTGCGGACAGAAGTCCGTCCTTGTCGCGCTTGGTTTCAACGAAAGCCTTTGCGGCTTCCCACGCTTTGTTGCGCTTCTCGCGCAGTTCCATAATAGTCATGTGTGTTACCTCCAATTCTTGATTAAATCGAGCCGAGAAAATAAATCCTCAGCTTTTGTCTTGTGTTCTGTTTTCGGTGCAATCCTGCATTTTTCAGCAATCCTGCCCATAAGGGAATTGACCACCTGCGCTTCGGAATACATCAGAGCGTTAGCGGGTTGTTCCTCCATAGGTTCTTCACGGGCAAGAATACCGTCAGCAAAGCTGAGTTCCACCGCTTTGTTTGCGTTCATCCAGGTTTCTGCGTCCATGAGGTGAGAAATCTTTGCGCGGCTCATTCCCGTCTTGATTTCATAAGCGTTCATAATGCTTTCCTTGACCTCGGACAGCATTTCAATTGCTTTCTGCATTTCGGCGGTGTCGCCCATCGCAACTGTCATAGGATTGTGTATCATCAGCATTGAAACAGGCGACATCAGCACCTTATTTCCTGCCATAGCGATAACGCTTGCCGCGCTCGCCGCTATGCCGTCAATCTTCACGGTTACATTTCCGTGATAGTCCATGAGCATATTGTAAATCTGAGCCGCCGCCACGCAGTCACCACCGGGCGAGTTTATCCAGACGGTAATGTCACCGCTGCCGGACATCAGTTCGTCCTTGAAAATCTGCGGTGTGACATCATCGTCAAACCAACTCTCATCTGCTATAGTGCCGTTGAGGAACAGAGTTCTCTCCGGGTTCTGATCCTGCGTTTCCTCGTTCTTCACTATCCTGTTCGTCCATTTCCAGAACTTCTTCATCGGAATTATCCTCCTTTCCACTCGTAGATGCGAAAATACCCGCATCGGCAAGTTTTGTCATATTGCCGTTTATGAGATAAAGGTCGCCGCCGTCCTCGGCAGGAATTCGGTCGAGGTTTTCAAGCTCCCGAATGTCGTTTGCGGACATCCAGCCGTTCTGCCTTGCGGTAGCGTACCCGCTCATGCGGCTTGCGTAATCGCCGCGCAGCAGTCCGTCAACATTGAATTTGATGAAATATTCCTGTTTCTCGCTTGGGGTGAGGAGCGAACGAATCATGCTCTGTTCCCACCGCACAAGCCATGGTTCAAGAGTGTATTTCACAAATTCAAGCGACTGCTGTTCGATATTAGAAAAGCTCGATTTTTCAAGGTCACCGACCATATGCGGCGGCACTCTGAAAATTCGAGCAATCTCGTTTATCTGAAATTTTCGTGTTTCAAGGAACTGCGCCTGTTCAGGGGAAATGCTGATGGGCGTGTATTTCATGCCTTCTTCAAGCACAGCGACCTTTCCGCTGTTGGAACTTCCGCCAAACTGCGATTGCCACGCTTCACGAACCTTTGTCGGGTTCTTTATAGTACCAGGGTGTTCAAGGACGCCGCTAGGCGCTGCACCGTTTGCAAAGAACTTTGCGCCGAACTCCTCGGTCGCAATTGCAAGCCCGATAGCGTTTTTCGCCATTGCAATCGGCGAGTAACCAACAAGTCCGTCAAACCCAAGTCCGGGAATATGCAACACATCGTATGGGGAAAGAATAACCTCGTACTCCTTGCTGCGGATTGCCTCGTCTGAACCTCGATAATATTTGTAGTACAGATTTCCGCTTGAATCGCGGTCAACCGTCATTCGGTTCGGCATAAGCGGATACAGAGCAACGACCTCGCCCTTTCCGTTGCGGATAACCTGTGCGTATGCGTTGCCCCATAGTAGTAAATGAGTCATAAGCGTTTCACGAAACACGAACGAGGTCATTTCGGGGTTCGGTTCATCGCGAAGCAGGCGGTACAAGGAGTGGTCGATTGCTTTCTCCTTACCGCCTGTTTGCCTTTGTTGCGCGGCGTCCATGCCGCGCTTGGGGCAAACGGCAGCAACGTCCATGTTGCCGCCGTCCGAACGGTATTTGTAAACGTGCAGTGGTAATCCCGCCACAGCTTCCGACAGCACTCTAACGCAGGAATACACAGCGGTCATTTGCATTGCGGAGCGCTCGGTGACGTTCTTTCCTGCGGTAGAACTGCCCATGTAAAAGCGGTAGGCGATGCCGGCAGTGCTGTTTTTAGGCTTGTCCCTTGAATGGAATAGACTTGAAAAAAGTTTCATAAGAATTTATCCTCCTGGATTTTAGGCATAAGAAAAGCACCTGCCACTACTGACAGATGCTATCAACGTTATTTCAAGACTTCTTTTACAGAATTTATATTTATCTGTGTTAACCCCTTTATTTTCATTCCCCATCTAACCTTGCGAGAAAGAACTACCATCGACCAAAGTTTTTCGTAGTTTGTGCTGCTAAGAAGCCTTGCGACTGCGTCCCTTAGCCAGGGATATGTAACATACTGGTTCTTAGTCTGAGCAGCTACCTTTTTAGCTAGATCAGTATGACGAGTGCCGTACTTCTCCATTTCAAGTTGAACTGCCGCTAGAGTGCAGGCGGCCTCTACCTTTTCAACAGCAGAAGCAAAATCGTTCGGATCATAGCAGGAACTGCCTGCGGCACCCAATTCCTCCCAAGCAAAACAGTCTGCATAAGGAATCAAAATTTTATCGATAGCCCTTCCTACCTCAAATCTATCTCTCATATTCTTATTCTCCTTTGAATTCATTTATATACATCGCGACTCCCGCTTTATTCAGTAAATCGCCGTTTGCTTTTTTTGCCCTGACTACGTTTCCTACCTTGCCTTCCTTGACTGCCGCATTGAAAGTCTTACCAATCCGTGCGCGAAGTGTGGATGGACCAATGTGCGCCTTTGCAGCGTTCGTAACAATCAGTTCCGAAAACGACGGCAAATCGGATAAAACAAACGGGGTATTATCTCTTTCCTGGGCTTCTTTGCAGATTTGTTCAAGCAACTTATTATAATCGATTGAATCCGATTTCATATACAAATCCTCTAGATTTCCTACAACTAAACTTGATGGTGGAATACCCTTCTTTCCCGCCACTTCCGTAATTCTTTGGTATAACCTATCATCTAATGTCAAATACAATCTCTTAATAGCACTGCATCTCCTTTCATTTAGGTTGTTGCTATGTACACATAGTACATCGTTACAACCTAAATGTCAATAGGAAAAATCAATAATTGTAAATTTTCACAAAAAATATTGTTGATTGTTCACAATAAAGTAATTATTTCTTTACTAAAAATCCTTCTCAAATAAACAGCAGCCCTCGCTCATCATACACACTCGCCCCACCGTCATTCCCACAACGGATAGCGCGGTCAAGCGCCATTATTGTAGCAACTGCACCGTCAATTTTCTCCGTGGACTTTTCCTTGTCCGCTTTGATGTTGCCGGCGGGGTCTGTGCGAATGAAAATGTTATCCATATTCCACCGCAGAACAGGGTGACCGCCATGCGCTATTTTCTGTTCAAGCACCAGTTTCATCAATTCTTTTGTCGGTGGTGACATATCTTTGAAACCCTGTCCGAACGGAACTACCGTAAATCCCATGCCCTCAAGGTTCTGCACCATCTGCACAGCGCCCCAACGGTCGAAAGCTATCTCATGGATATTGAAGCGCTCGCCGAGCCGTTCAATGAACTGCTCGATAAAGCCGTAATGCACCACGTTTCCCTCGGTAGTCTGCAAGAAACCCTGTCGCTCCCACACATCATAAGGAACATGGTCACGGTTTACACGCAGTGTCAGATTATCCTCGGGAATCCAGAAATACGGCAGAATGATGTATTTATCCTCATCATCAAGCGGTGGAAAAACAAGAACAAAAGAAGTAATATCTGTTGTAGAAGAAAGGTCAAGCCCGCCGTAGCAGACGCGCCCCTCAAGTTCGTCCTCATCAACGGAGAATGCGCACTTGTCCCATTTCTCCATCGGCATCCAACGAACCGCCTGCTTTACCCACTGGTTCAAGCGAAGCTGTCGGAAAGCGTTCTCCTCGCCCGGGTTTTGCTTTGCGGAATCGCAGGCGGCTTTTACTTTATCGATACCGACCGTAATGTCAAGGCTTGGATTCGCTTTCTTCCACACTTTCGGGTTTGTCCAGTCATCGGATTCATCAGCACCGTAAATCACGGGATAAAAAGTAGGGTCGATTTTCCGACCCTCGATTATATCCTTGGCTTTCTGATGAGTTTCGTAGCAAATGCTGTGCGTGTCAGTTCCGGCTGTGGTGATTAGAAAATACAGCGGTTGCATTCTTGCGTCACCGGAGCCTTTGGTCATTACATCAAACAGCTTTCGATTCGGCTGAGTGTGCAGCTCATCAAATACAACACCGTGGATATTGAATCCGTGCTTGCTGTACGCTTCTGCCGAAAGCACCTGATAGAACGAGTTAGTAGGCGTGTATATTAGTCGTTTCTGCGATGCTAAAATCTTCACTCGCTTGGAAAGAGCAGGACACATTCGCACCATATCTGCCGCCACATCGAACACGATAGCCGCCTGCTGTCTGTCGGCGGCACAGCCGTAAACCTCGGCTCGTTCCTCACCGTCACCGCAGGTGAGAAGCAGTGCAACAGCGGCGGCAAGCTCGGATTTACCTTGCTTCTTCGGTATCTCAATGTATGCCGTGTTGAACTGCCGGTAGCCGTTCGGTTTCAGCGTCCCAAACAAATCTCGGATTATCTGCTCCTGCCAATCAATAAGTTCAAAGGGTTTTCCCGCCCAGGTTCCTTTGGTGTGGCACAGGCTTTCGATGAATGCAACCGCAAAGTCTGCGGCAGCTTTATCGTATCGGCTGTCCTTTGCCTTGAACTTTGTGGGTTTGTATTTTTTCAGCTTTCTCAATGCGGTCACCTCCTTATTTTAGATATGAAAAAAGCACCGCATAGTGCGATGCTTTTTATGTTGTGCTGCCAAATAAACTGGAATTTGACAAGCCGTTATTGAATTTCCTTGATAAACACTTGCATTCGCCTTGTTACAAGCTCATGGCTGTTTTTAATTTCTTCTTTATCTACCCATTTGTAAGCAATTGTTTCTCCTTCTTGAAGAAGAATGGAGTCTTTGTCACATTCGATATCGCATAAATATTCCACATAAATAGAATGATGTTTATTATGAACGACACGACCAATTTCGATTAAGTTTTCGGAACAAATGCCTGTTTCTTCTCTTAACTCTCTAACAGCACATTCTAAGGGGAGTTCTCCTTTTAATGCGGAGCCACCTGCGGTTAATTCCCACATACCGCCAAAATGCTTCCTTTTGTCCCTTTGCATAAGAAGATATTGTCCATCAGTATGTCGTACTGCAATTTCGCAAACTAAGTGATAAATCCCGTCTGGGATTTCATCGCCTCTTACTAACACAATGTTGTCAAGCTTGTTAAATTGATTATCATATGCGTCCCATAGTTCCAGCATAGTACACCTCCGCCAAATTCCGATTTGTAGGGCATATTAACCCACTATCATTTTATCACAATCAAACAAAAAAATCAACCCTTTTTTGTAAACGAGGAAGAGAGCCTTTCGGCTCTGCGTTCCGTTGATTTTCAGAAAAGGCTGTCAATCTTGTTGTATTCTGCTTTCAGCCTTGCAACCTCCTGGGCAATGCACTTCATTCTGAAACAGTTTCTGCAAGCCTTGCCTTCGGCGGTTAACTTTTCAATCTCCGCTTTGCGGCGGGCAAGCACCTCGATTTCGTTTCCGTTCTTTGCGTCCTTAAGGTCTCTTTCAAATCTTGTCATTTTCATGTCCTCCGTGTTTTGTTTTCCTTTCGGTATGTGTATATTAACTCTAAAAACACATAATAGCAAGCGGTTTTCGGAGAATATACTGCACAAAGATTTAACACGGAATTGTGTAATTTATCTGCCTATATTTCGGTGGATAATGCTGAGGATTTTATCCTGCTCAGCAGTATTTACGCCGATGCTCTGTAACGCCTCTCGTGTGCCGCAGTCGGGACAGATAGCGGTGTTGGGATAGTTTCTCGACATTGCCGGGTGCTCGCCGTACACCGCCCCACAGAGGGGACAGGTGCGAAGCATTGTTGCGTTATCTGATTTCATGGGCAACACTCCTGCTGTTGTTCAGCGCTTCGAGAAGAATACTCTCGTCAAAGCCGAAATTGCTGTAACCCTCAAGGCAAGTCCGAACATACGAACTGCTCGGCAAGCCCAGCGGTCGCTCCTCGTGCATGATGTACACGAAAGCCTTTCTGAGTACGGTCTTGCCTGAGAAGTATCTAACAGGCAGTTCTAGTTCGGCTTTGTAGTAGAAGGTCGGAAAACCCTCATAAACATCAAGCCTTTTCTCATCGGCAGGCTCGACCGACCAGACTGCAACTGGAACTTCCGCTCCTGCCTTCGGTTCGATTGTGAGATAAGCGCCTGTATTGCTGCCTTTGAAAAGCAGTTCGTAGTCCTTGATTACCGCAGTCCCCACGGGTTTTGACGTAGGACACCGAAGTGCCATTTGCCGAATGTTCAAGTTGCTGCCATAGGCGAGGTAATATTTTTTCATTTGAAATCCGTCCTTTCTGAAAGGTGCGGTTTATAAGAATCACCTTTCTACCACCAAAAGCCCCACAGCGTGGGGAGTTGGGGGCAGGAAGCTGATTCCTGATTGTTAGGGTCTGCCGTTGCGGAAAGCCATGTCACCCTCTAGCCGCTTGGTGTAAAGCTCCCTTGCGGTCTTGAACTCATCGCCGATGAACCCGAGCCTTAAAAGCCATGTTCTCATTGCGTACTTGGGATTTTCAGTCTGTTGAGGATTTGCGCTTGCGGTCTTGACTTGCTTGGCAAGCTGGCTGAGCGCCAGGCAAAGCTGAATGTAGCTTTTCAGCTGACCTGCGTGAAGTCCGTTCTGCTTGCCGTTTGCGGGAGCGTCAAACTGAAAGAGCCGAAACTCGATTGTGCCCTTTGTAAAGGTTGCGTGCAGGTTCAGCATATGGTAGCGACTTTCGTTGTAGTGCGCCAACCTGCCGTAATCTGCGTTCTGACTGCCGTACCAGGTGTCCGCAAGCGCCGCCATGGTTTTCGGCTTTTTGCGGTTGAGTTCCACCAGGAAATCCTTGCTGACCGTGCGGCAGTAGCGGCTCATGCGGCTTCTGTCGAGGTTCAAGGCGCTTGCTAAAAGGCTTTCGTGGCTTGCCATAATGTTTGCGAGATTTTGCAGGCTCTGCGGCGTGTGACCCTTAGCACCGATGTGAATGTGAACTCCGCAGCCCCTTGTCGCATCGCTCTTTGCGCCCGCTCTCCTCAGTCTGCGGATAAGCTCTTGCAGGGTTTCCATGTCTGCGTAGGTAAGTATCGGGGTGACTAATTCGCACTTTTCGCTGTCTGGTCCGTGAATGCTGACGTCCTTCTGGAACTTCCACTCGCGTCCCTCGCTGTCCCATGCTGAGTAGGTGCAGTAACCGTTGAGGCCTGCGGTATTCTCATGGCGGCGAGTGCCGAAGAACTCGGCGGCAATCTGTGCGGTTTTCGTTCTTGTAATATTATTCATTTCAACCTCGACCCCTATGGTCTGGTTCATCATTTCTTCAATCTGCTTTGTGGTTTTTGCGTTCATTGTGGTGTCCTCCGTTGTTTTGTTTCCCTTTCTGAGTTGCCCCTCGGTTGGCGGCGTCCGTGCCGCCTTTTGGGGGCAACCTTGCAGCGTCCTTGCTGCGGTAGACACATATTAACTCTAAAACGAGTATATAGCAAGCGGTTTTACCACAATATATTGAACGAAATACACACGCAGAAATTGTGTATATCAGCCACGGATTTTGCGAACTACATCAACACCAAGAACAGCATTCAGCCCGGAGCCGTTATCCCAGCGGACGAGCAGATTTCCTGCGTCGTCAACGCCTTTAACCGTGCCGCGAGTACCTATCGGCGGCGCCTGGAAATCGTCCATTGAAACCAGTTCCACACGGCAGCCGGCAGGGTACTCTCGGCGGTACTGCTCAATCTGCTCCTTACTCGGAAACTTCATTTGCAGCACCTCCATTTCTGAAAGCCGATGAACCTGTGAGGTTTCTCAGCAGTATCTTCCGCTCGGCTTTGTACTCCGAACCGATGAAACCTAACCGCAGGAGAAAGCAGCGGAATGCATACTTATCGTTGTCGGTTTCATTTTCTTTCGCTGTAACTCGCTTTGCGTTTGCGGCAAGTTCGCAGAGCGCCGAAATGAAATGCGTGTATGCCTTACAATCGTCAGCGCTGCAGTCTGCGAACCATGGAAACTTCACCGTGCTGTCCGTGACCTCAATCGGCAGCTTATCCACCGCTAATGCTTTGCGGATAAGTCTGCCTTTTGCTTTGAGCAGCTTGGTAAGATTCTCGACCGCCGTGCTTTCAAGCGGAACTTCCACCGTAAGCCCCACAGGTTCGCTGTGTTCGGCGCTGTCGGTGTCTGCGGGTATTTCCTCGGTATCCGTTTTCGGCGGTTCTGTGTCGGCAACCTCGGCGATGAATCCACGCCCTACAAGGAATTCAAGCAATCCTTCGATTTCCTCGCTGTCGGCTCTGTCATCGAATTCAAGGTTGCCCTCACGGGTCACCGTGAAATAATCGATTCGGTAAGCGTAGGTCGGTGTTCTCATGTAAACTGCTTTCGCTCCCGTGAACTCGCTGATGGCTTTCACAAGCGGTTTTCTGTCCTGTGCGTTGTAGTAAATTGTCATGGCATTTACCCTCCTTTGCGTACATATTAACTCTGAAAGGCGCATATATCAAGCCGTATTACTACACAATATTTTTTGGGGTTAGCTGTGTACAGTACACAATCCCCGAAAGGACAAAGTAAACACACGGCAGAGCAACACCGTTTCCCCACAGCTTGTACTCGGCAGAGTCGCTGTGGGGATTTTTCAGCCATGCGCGGATCTGCTTTTCGGACTTCGGCTTGACTGCGCTACCGATGATTTTTCTGTGTATTTCAAAGACCTCTTTCCAGAATGTCAATTCTTCATCTGTAGGCTCGTCCGTTCCGAGATCTGCGCACCACCAGTCGGGAAATCCCTGCAAACGGGCGCACTCCGTTGGAGTAAGCCTGCGGACTATGTATTCCGGAGAATTCACGGTCGGCGGGTCTTTGTAATCGCTTGCGACAAGCGTGTTTGCGAGATTCTCCTTGGCTTCGGTGTGGTAGGAATTCTTGCTTGTGCTGTAAACCAATGTTTCCGAACCCCCTCCGTACATTCCACCAGCTGCTCTCAATGCTCCGCATTTATCGTTTTCGCTGTACTTCGTGTAGCTGTCCTGCGAAAATGCTACTGCGTGGCGGTCGGTGGCATTCAACGTGAATGAAACATCCTCATTCACTCCGCTGCCTTGCGGACCATTCTTATCGGCTCTGCCTATCATCGAACCCTGTACGGCTACGACTGCCACACCGCCTTGGTTTGAATCGGGAGAATTACCGCCCGTATCTATCGTCCGTGATGTATCCGTTTCATAGCAGTTCTGCCGTGCGTTTTTCGTGCCGTCAGATGTGAAACGAACATCAAAACAGCGAGTATCTTCCACGACAAACGGCTGATTATTCCCGCCTGTCCCGTAGGTTGAAGAAACCGTTGGAGCAACGCCGTGCAATTCGGTGTAGCGAGTGTCCTGCGAGTGATTTTCATAGACAGTCGCAGGAACAGTCCCTGCACGGAGGGTAGGCGAAGTTTCATCTTCATAGCCGATACCTCTCGCTTTTGCCGAGTGTTCCGTGCAGAACCCTGCTGCGGATTCCATCACGCAGGGCGGGTGACCGTGTGTTTCCGCACGAAGAGTTGCGGTTATATCGTGCGATATTTCTATGGACTTTCCACCCTGGTCGTTCAAGCAGACTGCGCCTGCCGTTCCAGAGCTGCTTTCAGCAGCGGCGGCAGTTCTTTGCCACGTTTTGAAGCCCTCTGCAGAATACCCCGACAAGCCCTCGGACTCAAGCAGTATTTTTCCGGCGCATTCGCTATCAAAATCTGTGACAAGGAAGATGCGTTTTCTTCTCTGGGGTACTCCCCAGTATTGAGCGTCAAGCACTCGCCAGGCGATTGAGAAACCGTCTGCCACGATGTTGCCTGCGGCTGACCATTTCTCATGTCGAGGAACAGAAACGGTTTCGTCCCTGACCCTGCACAGGCTTTCAAGGACGCACCGGAAATCCTCGCCCTTGTTGGAACTGAACGCTCCGGGGACGTTTTCCCACACACAGAACCTTGGATATTTGCCATTGGTAGCGCACCTCATTTCTTTTATAATTCTGACCGCCTCATAGAACAGGCTTGACCTTGAACCGTCAAGACCGCTGCGTTTTCCGGCAATGCTCATGTCCTGGCACGGACTGCCGAATGTTATTATATCTACGGGCGGCAGTTTCGCGCCGTTCAGCGAGGACACATCACCATAATGCTTCATCTGAGGAAGTCTTTTCGTTGTTACCCGGACAGCGAACGGCTCGATTTCCGAAGCCCACAGCGGAGTAATTCCCGCAAGCATTCCTCCGAGCGGGAAACCGCCGCTGCCGTCAAAAAGGCTGCCGAGCGTGAGTTCATTCTTCATCGGTGACCTCCAGTTCGGAATAAGCAATCGTCTTTCCGTCACGAATCACAGACACATTCTCCGCAGAGCCGACCTGCTCAATATACCGCTTCACGATAACATCACAGAACTTTTCATCAAGCTCGATGGTGTGACAAATGCGGTTTGTCTGCTCGCAGGCGATAAGCGTACTGCCCGAGCCGCCGAACGGGTCGAGAACTATACAGTTGCTCATGCTAGAATTCTTTATGGGATACGCAATAAGCGGAATGGGCTTCATTGTCGGGTGGTCGCCGTTCTTCTTCGGCTTGTCGAACTCCCAGATGGTGGTCTGCTTACGGTCGGAGTACCACCGGTGCTTGCCGTTTTTCTTCCAACCGAACAGGCACGGTTCATGCTGCCACTGATACGGAGAGCGCCCGAGAACAAGCGACTGCTTCTTCCAGATACACGTTCCGGAAAGGTAAAATCCCGCGTCAGCAAACGCTTTGCGGAAATTAAGTCCCTCTGTATCTGCGTGGAAAACATAGATGCTTGCATCGTTCGCCATGGCCTTCTCCATGCAGGTGAAAGCGTCAAACAGGAACTGATAGAACTTTTCGTTTTCAAGATTGTCGTTCTTGATTTTTCCCGCCGAACCCTCATAATTCACATTGTACGGCGGGTCGGTAACCACAAGATTTGCCAGCTTTCCGCTCATGAGGAGTTCGTAGGTTTCCTGCTTTGTACTGTCACCGCAGACAAGTCTGTGACTTCCGAGCAGCCAGAGGTCGCCCGCTTTTGTAATGCAAGGTTTTTCCATCTCTGCGTCAACATCGAAATCATCGTCCTTGGTATCGGAATCATCGTCAAAAAACGCAGCGAGTTCCTTTTCATCAAAGCCTGTCAGCCCGAGGTCAAAATCCTCCGCCTGCAGAGCTTCAATCTCGACTTTCAGCATTTCCTCGTCCCAGCCTGCGTCGAGAGCCATTCGGTTATCCGCAATTATGTACGCTTTCTTCTGCGCGGGCGTAAGATAATCCACAAACACACAGGGTACTTCGGAGATATTCTCGGCTTTCGCAGCAAGTATTCTGCCATGGCCTGCTATGACATTGAAGTCCCTGTCGATAATAACCGGATTGATAAACCCGAACTCACGCAATGAGGAACGCAATTTGTTTAGCTGCTCCGGCGAGTGGGTTCGGGCGTTGTTGACGTATGGTATCAGCTTGTCTATCGGGACAAGCTGCATTTCGGTAGTCGTATTCATCTGGCGTTCCTCCTTTTCAGAACCTTATGCAAGCCTTTTCGAGCGTCCGCAATATTGCCTTTAACAGCCTGTCCTTTTATGGTTTTGTACTGCTGAATTGTAAGATTCGGACGGCTGCCTTTAAGTTCTCTGAAAAAATCGATGGTATCCTTTGACATGGTGTTATCCTTTCCTTGAACGAAGCAGGCGTTCCATAGCGTCGTTCAAATCATCGCCGACAGGTTCGGTGCAGTTCTCCTTGACTATTCCGTAAATTTCATACCAGATGAGATTTGCGTTCTTCTGAAACTGCTGCGACATCTGTACGAACGGCGAAGCAATAACACCGCCCGTAGTCGGGTGCTTGCCAAGCAAGCCGTAAGTGCTGATTGCTTCCTCGCATTGAATGTATCTTGCGTATGCCTGCGCGTAGGCTTCGATGAGCCGCTTGTTTACGAGGTTCTCGCAGCTGCGCTGTTTGAGCCACAGCCAGATTTCTCGGTATATATCGTCAGCGCCGAGCGGAACTCCGTTCTTCTGCCGAGCCGACAGATAGTCGCTTGGCTTCGGCATATCCGAGCCGTTAAGCGCAGCGCCCTCCGGCAGGTCGACGGCTTCAAGTTCCGCTGTGTCGAGCGCAGGTATGTCGTTGCTTATGATTTTCACCGGAAGTCCTTTCTGCTTTTTCTCTGCGGCAGGAGCAGGTTTATCTCCGGCACGTACCCGTCTGCCGCCCCTGTTTGTGCCGTCCTTAGCCATGTTTTTCACCTCCGCAGGACAAGAAAAAAGGACGGTTCGCGCCGTCCGAAAATGATTTGTGGTTTAATACCCCGTTTGAACCCCGATTTTTGTGCACGAAGCCCCGGGCCGCTGTCCGAGGTAACGGTCGCAGAGATTCTGACCGCCCTAGCTGACGGCTTCCGTCCTACCGGTCGCCGAGGTCGTGATGTTTCTTCGTATGACACGACTGACACAGCGACATCAGGTTACTGAAATCGTTACTGCCGCCGCGTGACACGGGAACGATGTGGTGTACCTCCTCAACCGGAGTGAACCGACCCTCTTTCAGACACATTTCGCACAGTGGGTGAGCCGAAGCATACCGCTTTCGTATCGCACGCCAAGCTCTGCCGTATTTCTTGTTGCTGTCAGCTGAACGCTCGAACTTGTTGTAGCGGCGGTTCATCTGCTTTGAGTGTTCCTCGCAGTACTGTCCGTCACAACGGTTGGGGCAGCCGGGGTAGGAACATGGGCGCTGTGGTCGTCTGGGCATTGGGTTCATCTCCTTAAATCGAACGATTTATTCTTTCTTTATTTGAAAATCGTGCGATATTATCTCGAATTTTTCATACAGACACACAAGAAGCCCTGCTGGTTCATTGACCGACAAGGCTTTCTCTGTATTCTTTGCTGATTATATCATACCACAAAGGGGCTACTGTAAAATAGTTGATTTTACTGTAAAGTTTCCGGAACAACAATCTCTCGCATTGCTTTATGGTGCATTTTGTAGATATTATCTATGCCGTATCCCATCTGAACTGCAATCTGCTCCCAGGTCTTAAAGCACAGATACCGCAGTTCAAGTAACGTCTGATATTCGAGATTTGAAACACCGCGAATCACTCCGGCAATCTCCTTTTTGAGGTCAACCAGGCTATCTATGTCAGCGTTTATCTCGCTCTCCATATCCACGATTTTGATTATGACGTCCTCCATGCGGTGGATATTGCGGGTGGAGTTGCCGGGCATATCGCTGAAAACCGTTGTTGCTTTCTGCGCAAGCAGGTTCAGCGAAGCTATCTGCTCCATCTTGCTGTTTATACGCTGATCTATTCTGTATGCCTGTCCGAGATATTCCTTTGCCGTCATGCCGAAACCTCCTCTTTTAGCTTTTTCAGAAGTAATTCACCGTTTAAGTCCGAAAGTATCGAAAACCAGTTTGAACGGAAGAATTTCTCTATGCTCCGCTTATCGTGCTGCGCCGATTTATCGTCCGGTGTATATCTAAGACGCTCTGCGGCATCTCGGTAATCCTTGACTGCCTGCACAATAATTGCATTTGCGAGTTCCTTATATGGGTTCATTTATGTACCTCCGCTTTTACGGCGGTGATAAGCGCCGCTTGTGTTGTGTCCTTTGTTTTCAGGGCTTTCATAATCTGCTCGTCGATAGTGCCTTTTACGATTATGTGCTGAATGACCACTGTATCCGCAGTCTGACCCTGCCGCCACAAGCGGGCGTTTGTCTGCTGATACAGTTCAAGGCTCCATGTTAGTCCGAACCACACCAGGGTCGAACCGCCGCTTTGCAGGTTCAATCCGTGTCCGGCTGAAGCAGGGTGGATAAGAGCCACGGGGATTTTTCCGCTGTTCCATTCGGAAATATCTCGGCTAGACTTGATTTCACAGATTTCAAAGCGTTTTCGGATACGCTCTAAATCGTGCTTGAACCAGTATGCCACAAGCAGAGATCTGCCGTTCATGCTTTCGATTATATCCTCCAATGCGTCCAGCTTGCGGTCGTGTATCTCAATAATGCTTTCGTCATCGGAATAAACCGCGCCGTTAGCCATCTGCGACAGCTTGTTGGAAAGAGAAGCTGCGTTTGCCGCAGTTACTTCTTCGTTGTCCTCGGACAAAACAAGGTCTTTTTTCAGACGGTCGTATTTCTCACGTTCCTTATCGGAAAGCTGAACCGTGTATTCCGAACTTATGAGTTCTGGCATTTTAAGGTGGTCGGCGGCTTTCATCGAAATCGTGATGTCAGAGATTTTGTCATAAATTCGCTGTTCCGCATCGGGTAACGGCTTGTAGCTGTAAATCACCATTCCGTTACGCTTGTCCGGCTGAAAGTAGGTGTTTCGGTACTGCCCGATAAGCCTGCCGAGCCGCTCGCCCATATCCAGCAGTTTGAATTCTGCAAATAAGTCCATCAGACCGTTTCCTGCGGGTGTACCAGTAAGCCCGACTATCCGTTTCAGTTTCGGGCGGGCTTTCATGAAAACTCTGAACCGCTTCGACTGATGGTTCTTGAATGAACTTAGTTCGTCAATAACCGCCATATCGAAATCGAAAGGCAGTCCGCTTTCCTCTACAAGCCACTGTATATTCTCTCGGTTGATGATGTAGATATCCGCAGGAGTGGAGAGTGCCGAAATCCGCTCCTGCGCCGTTCCGACAACTACGCTGTACCGCAGATTCTTCAAATGCTCCCACTTTTCGATTTCGGCCGACCAGGTATCACGAGCCACACGCAGCGGCGCTACTACCAAGACCTTATGCACTTCAAAGCTGTCGAAAAGCAGGTTGTTTATCGCCGTCAGAGTAATGCTCGTCTTGCCAAGACCCATATCCAGCAGAAGCGCTGAAACGGGGTGGGTGATTATGAACTCGGCGGCATACCGCTGATAATCATGAGGACTGTATTTCATCAAGTATCGCTCCTATCTGCTCCATGCGGTCGATTATGTACACACGAAAACCGAGTTTCATCAATGCTTTGTGCCTTACTAACTGCAGGGGACGTGGCTTTTTGCCGGGAGCTTTCAGTTCCGCAAAGGCGATTTTGCCGCCCGGGAGAAGTATCAGCCTGTCCGGCATTCCATCAAAATTTGGTGAAACGAATTTCAGACACATACCGCCGCTTTTCCTTACCGCCTGCACCAGTTTCTGTTCTATCTGTTTCTCACGCATTTTCTGCTCCTTTTTCTTCAATGGTGCAGGTCGGTGAACCTCATTTCATAAAACTCTCTATAAGGTAAATTTTGTTAATTAAACTGCCCTAAAGGGGATTTTATACAAAGACCTTCACCGACCTGCACCTTTATGGTTTTCAATCTGCTATAAAGTCAGATTTCAAGCGGATTCCGTAGACCATAACACCCGTTTTGGATTTTCGTTTTTCAAATCCTGCGGTATCAAGCCCGGTATAGAAATCCGTGGTGCTTCTCGTGTATTCTCCGGTTCTGGCGCAGTATGCACGGTACTCCTGGTAAAGCTCACCAGACTTCTGCGTATATGATGGGTCAACCTCGCAGCAGTCCTCAATAAACATTGAGAGCCAGTCGTTATTTTCACGGTAATGCTCGATAGCGTCACGAACGCATTGCGGAACAGTCAGCTTGAAATTGCATTCAATAACCTTTTTCGCTCCCTCGATTATCCACGTCAACGCCGCACCGCCTGCTTTTTCAGCAAGGTAGTCCGCGTAATTTTTGATGTCAGAATTGCCCTCGATTTTGGCATTGAACGGTATAACTATAAGCCTGCGCCATGTACCCTCGTCATTTGCTCCGACCCTCGGAAGATGATTTGTGTACAGCACAAGCGTGTGCGTGGGAGTATATCTGAACGGATCGCGGTACTTCTTTTCTGCGGAAACCTCATCGGTGGAACACAGCTGCTTTACCACCGAGGTGTTAAGCCGCATACCCTCTTCCAGTTCTGCGGCGATAACAAGTCTTTTCCCCTTAAGTTCAGCCATCTCGGGCTTGACATTTCGCTTACAGCCAACCGTGAGGGCGTCGGCGGATATACTGCCGCTGTACGAACCAAGAACCCTCGCTATCGTGTTCCAAAACGTACTCTTACCGTTGCGACCCTCACCGTAGGAAATAATCAGCGCTTCCATGTAGACCTTGCCTATTGCCGCTAAACCAACTATCTGCTGAACATACTCGATAAGTTCGTCATTGCCGCAGAAAAAGCTGTTCACGGCTTCAAGCCAGATATCCATACCATCATCACCGGGAGATACAGCAGTCACCTTTGTTATGAGATCGTCTGCGGAGTGCTCCGAGCTTGTCCCGGTTTGCAAATCGTATGTAGCCGCCGGAGTATTCAGCAGAAATTCCTGCGAATCAAAATCCTTAATATCCCGCAGTAGCATAGGCTTTGCCGCCTGTAACGCAGAAGTGATATACTTCATATCCCTGCGTTTCATAACGAAAGACTTATATACAAGCGCCATCATATACTCTGCAAAGGCTTTTTCGCTCTTTTCGTCTATTGACTTTTCAAGAGCCTTGCCGCCGGACATGACAGTTTCCCTGTCTATTCCGGATTTCATAAGAGCCTGCTGCGCCTTTTCCAGAGCGGTTTTAGCTTCGGTGAGCTGTTTGTCAAGAAAATCCTCGCAAGCGCCAACAGCAAGCTGTTTTGACTCTGCCCAGCGGATCCCATCATAGCGCATATAATCCGTAGCGTCCGTGTAGACAAGCTCGCCGCCGTATTCCCGGGCGAGGACTTTAGCCTGCCCGATGTCTGAGTAATCCTCGGGCTTGAGGTTAAATCCCGAGGCAGAAGCTGCCCCCAAATTATACTGCTCGGGCGGGATATATCCGTCCTGCTTTGCCACCTTTTTGCCGAACTTCACGGCGCTGTTCCAGATAGTCTGAAGCTCCGAATCGTCAAGCGGAGGACTGCACTTTTCCGCTTGCTTCAAGAACTGCCGATACGCTTCGTCCGTGTCCCCGAGCCGTTTTATAATGCGCCCCGCATAATGCGACATAGTGCTGTTGCGGCTACCCTCGGGTACGGAACTGCTTTCATTGTCCCATTGTTCAAAATCCGAATTTTCAAGGAAATCAACAATAGACAAATTGCCGTTAAAAATTTCCACCTGCGGATTTTGAACGCCGAAAAGCAGCCTTGCGCTGTCGAGCGCGTTGTTATCGAAATACGGAAATTCAGCCGCAATCTGCTTTTTCAGGGCGGTGTATTCCGTACTTTCCGTTATCGGAGAAATGGGGAAATAGACGTGAAACCGCGGGCGGGCTGTTTTGCCACTCTTCGGTAGCATATGATTACGGCTATACACGACCACGAACTCCACTCCCGGGAAAGCCATAGCCACCTCAAGCGGCGTTACCCAGTCGTTCGGGTCGTCCGAGTGGTCGTTGTCGCAATCCATCGGAACATTGTCCGAAGAAAGAAAATCCGAATTGCTGCGGTGATTGTTTTTATACTCGGCGGTTACGTGGTCAAATTCTGCCGCCGCTTTCATAGAGGTTTCGTCTGTTACAATGTGCTTGTTAGGGTAGATGCTGTTAGACAGACTGCCTATGCAATCTGCCGTGTATAACGTGAATTTCATTATTATCCTCCATTCTTTAAATTCTAACAGCTGATAGAGCCGTCAATAATATATGGAAACTTATTATACAAATGGTCCACTGTATTTCAGTCCTTTTTATAAAAGTTACATTCGTACCCATCAGCACGGAGCGGCAGCCCCTCTGTCCACGGCGGAGTTCTATCCATCATCTCGCAGATTTCAGCCACGTTAGTGTCCTCGGGACACTCGATAACAAGTTCATCGTGAACGTGACCGCAGATACGGTAATTTCGCAGCGTCCGCATAGCGTAGCATAAAATATCTCGGCTTATCGCCTGCACGATATTCTCAACGAATTTCGGACCGTAGCTTTCAATGCGTTGCCACTTCTTTGTTGCCCCAACGCCCTCATAAGTGACTGATTCACCGCCGAATTTATTCTCGCCGATACGGGGTTTGACATATGAGAGCCGCCTGCCGCTCGGCAGTGTGATAAACAGCATTCCACATTGGTATTCGAATTCGATTCCGTGTGTGTCTGTGCGAAGCCTTTGTCGTATTGTGTCCTTCACGCAGCGGTCGACTTCCCACCAGAATCGCACGATGTTAGGATTGGAACTGCGCCACATATCCACAAGCGGCTGAAGTTCGTCCTCCGTCAAACCCATCTCCAATGCTCCCATAGCCTTCAGCGCACAGACTGAACCTCCGTAACCGAGCGCAAGTTCTGCGATTTTGCCTTTCTGCCGCAGATGACCGTTGACGCCGTGTTTCTCAACAGGAACACGGAACATCTGCGAAGCGGACGCGCAGTATATGTCTTTACCCGACTTAAATGTATCAAGCCGCCATTTCTCCTCAGCCAACCACGACAGCACTCTTGCTTCGATTGCTGAAAAATCGGAAACTACAAATTTCATTCCCGCTTTCGGCACAAATGCCGTGCGGATAAGCTGCGAAAGCGTGTCCGGAATATCATCGTACAGCAGTTCTATGGCTTCATAGTTGCCGCTTTTCACAAGCTCCCGTGCCTGTTCGAGGTCGGGGATATGGTTCTGCGGTAGGTTCTGTAACTGTATCAGCCGACCCGCCCATCTGCCGGAACGGTTTGCGCCGTAAAACTGAAACATTCCGTGCGCGCGTCCATCGGAGCAAACAGCGTTCCTCATAGCCTGGTACTTCTTCACCGAGGATTTTGCAAGCTGCTGGCGGAGTTCCAGAACCTCTGCAAGCTGCGGCGGTGCGGTTTTCAGCAATTCGGAAACAGCTTTCTTACCGAGAGTGTCTGTTTCAAGTCCGTTCTCCGAAAGCCACTGCTTCATCTGCTGAACCGAGTTCGGATTTTCGAGCGAGGTGAGTTCCTGCATTTTTGACGAGAGCAGCGCCTTTGACCGTTTATCAAACCGTATTGCATTCTCAACAACAGCCATATCAAGAGCAATCCCACGGTCGTTTATCTGCTGGTCAAGGCAGTATTCCTCCCAAACGAATTCCGGCACGGGGAACTTCCGCAGCTTGTCCTGAATAGACATTTCAACCTCGACATCGCGCTTGTTGTACGCCTTGAACTGCGCCCATTTCTCGGGAGCGTGTTCGGGAAAATTTCTCGTTCTGAAGCCGTTCGCTTTGGTAGGAGTACACGGTACGCAGAAATACTTGATGAGTTCCTTACCCTCTTTCAGCTTCTGTTCCGGCAGTCCGAGAACTGCTCCCGCTCCGGCAAGCGACAGCGGAAGTCCCATATATGCCGACCACACCATCGAACATCTCCACGAAGTCGGGTCGAGATACTCCCCGGACGGCAAACCGAGATACATTGACAGACACACACGTTCGAAAGCAGCATTAAAAGCCCATTTAATAATGCTGTTGTCAGTCAGCGTAGCGAGAATTTCTGCGGGTATTTTCTCACCCTGCACAAGGTCGTACACCACAACATCGCTACCGTTCGCTGAAACTCCGAACAGCAGTATCTCAAATGCGGGTGACTCAACATATCTGTAAACACCGCATTTTGCAAGGTCAACATCACTGAATGTTTCAAGATCAATTGACAGTGTTTTGATTTTTTCCATAGTTCACCTCAAAAAGGCGGCAAGATAGCTCCTGCCGCCCTGTTTGTATTACTTGCCAGTTTTAGTTTGCTTGCGGCGCTTAATGCTCCTGACAATATCGGAAACAACTACGACCAGCTTAGAAAGTGTATCTCCAAGCACATATCCAAAGCAGATAGCAAGCAAAATGCTTTCAGTTGTCATCATCGTGTATCTCCTCAAGACAGAAAATCATCGTCATCATCTGTTGCGAAATCGTCCTCAGCGCGGGTTCTGCCGCCGAGCGATTCGCCATCGCGAATCTTCTGCAGGTTGTTCAGACCGCAGGCGATTCCCTTATTGCCGTTAGAGTTAAATGCATAAAAAGAAATAGACGCTCTGCCGTAAACGCCGCTGTAAACCTCGCTGTGCTCCAGAATGGGATTGCAGTTAGCGTCCACGATACCGGGAGCGGTCGCAGAGTTTGCGTTGATGAAGTAGCTGTTTGCATAGGCTTCATCGTCGGGGCGCTCGGTGTCGCCGTCGCGCAGCGGATTCTTGATAGCGGAAAGCGCAGGAACAGAGCGACCGTTGCCCTTGAGCTTAGACTCACCCTCCTTGTAAGCCGCCTCAATTGCCGCCTTAATCTTCTCTACCGTCCTTGTGTCGGACTTCGGAATGATAAGGCTCACGCTGAACTTAGGAGCGCCGCCGTTGATGGACTTCGCTTCCCAGACGTTCGCGTAGCTGAACCTTGTGTTTGGTCCTGTGATTACCTTTGTGGGATTGATAAACTTTGGCATATTACTTTTCCTCCTTGAAATCTTCGTTTGCTGTATGGATTGCCGGACGCTTGTCCGACATTGGTACTAAGGTTGGCTTGCCCTGTGGCTTTTCGATAAGCTTACCGAGCAGTTCGGTAAATTTTTTCTTTCCGAGAAGTGCAGTCATTGCTGTGATACCGAGAACGCTGTGTTCATATGGGTCAAATCCTGCGGATTTGACGGCTTCAACTACTGCGTTCTCATCTGTGTACTTGCGATTAGAGCGTCCCTCGACTACCTTGAAGCCATCGTATGAAACGCCGCTGAGCGCCTGCCGCAAAGCAAAATCTTTGACATCAGTCACCCAGGATACAAACTCGTCCGCTTTTGCGAGGATAGCGGCGATTTCAATATCATCAAGGGTTGCAGGGGGTTCAAAATCGTAACGAGCGAGAGCAAGGTTGTATTCTGCGAGTTTCCGGCAGGTCGCTCTGACCTTGCAGAAGCGACAATGTTCACCTGCTTTGAAACTTCCCTTGCCATTAGCGGCAAGCTGCGCTGTCGGGGCGAGAACCTCATTTGCCCAACTGAGAAGTTCTTCCTTGGAAATGGCATACTCGCTGATGTTGTCACGCCTTGGCTGGAATATTGCCATGCTCACTGCGGAGATGTCATATATTCCGTCAAATAATTCAAGAGCACCGAGGGCATACAACATCATCTGTGGGTTGTTCTCTGCGAGGACTTCCACACCCTTGCCATACTTGAAATCTATAACGGAAAGTGTACCGTCAGCCACGATAACACAGTCACCTGTGCCGAACCCCTCCGGAACCCACCGGGAGAAATCCAGTTTCTGTTCGATAAGGACTATGGGGTCATTGCAGGCTACTTTTGCTTTCTCGACCTGCTCATAAGCGTATGCAGCGTACTCGACAGCGCAGCGCTCCATCTCCTCGTTGTAATAGGTGAGGTTTTCTGTTGGGTCGGTGGTTTCTCTGCCGAGCAAGGCTTTCAGCCTGTGTTCGCAGAGAGCGTGAGCGTCCGTGCCCTCCTGCGCATACTCGCTTGATGTATCCGGCAGTTCGGCGCAGATTTTAGCAGACGGCGGGCATTCGAGCCAGCGGTGGCTTGACGATGCCGAGAGAATTGCGTGGTTAGTCGGCATTGCCTAGCACCTCCACCTCTGCGAGGACTGCTGCATATTCCTCCGGCTTGATTGCGGAAAGCTTGTCCGCACCGTGCTTTGTGATGATTGACTTTACCTCTGCTGTGAAGCCGGCACGGGATTTTTCAGCGCAGACGGCTCTTACTTCTTCAAGGGTAAGTTGCTTCTGTGTCTCTGCTGAATCGGTATTATGCTCCTGTACCTTGTCGGCAGAGAAGAGCTCGTACAGCCAATTTGCGGTATCATTCAACAATGATGCAGCATCTCGCAGCTCTCTGATTGCCTGTTCCACTTCGCGTATTTTGCTCATGATTTGTCGCTCCTTCCATAGATTTTTTCTGCTGTTCAAGCTGAATCAAATTTCTTGCCAGGCGCTTTGAAACAACACTGATTGCCGTAAGCACGCCGATAAGTTCCTCATCAGTTGCAGATTCGTTGATTTTAGGCTTGTTCATTGGGAAATCTCCTTTCCGAGGTGATTTGTTTTTGCTGTCCTCAATATCCACTGGAGGGATTATGCCAAAGTGGTCCGCAGTCCGAAAAAATTTTTTCTCCGGCTGCAAAACTGCAACCGGATTGATAATTGAAAATGTCAGAAATAGTAATCCTTGAGCTTGTCCCGCAGTTCGTCACGTATCTTTGCCCAGTGCCGTTTGAAAGTAGAGCGCGCCATACCCATAATTTCGGCGGACTCTCTCTCGGAATGGTACATCATCAATTCGCAAATACGCTTTCCTTTCGGATCAAGACGGTCGAGTTCTTCATACAAGGCTTCGAGCAGTTCCTTCTGAATAATAATTGATTCGATGGTCTGCGAATCGTCTGCTAGAGTGTCGCCAAGGGTGAGTTCATCGTTTTCACCACCGATAACGGTGTCGAGAGATACTTTTTTACCAGCTGTGTAGAACGGGCAACCTGGGCATACGCCATCGCATTTCCACAGCTGAGCTTTGGTGCAACTACACTCGCCATTCTTCCGGACATGATAGCGGGTGTTCCATATTGGACGATAATACTCACGATACAGTTCCTCGCTTACCTCTACAAGTTCTTCGTTGGCAGGGATAAAATACTTTTTGGCTTCTTTTGACATAAAAAATCCTCCGTTGATTGTCTCGAAACGGAGGAATCCTCTATGGTCAGCTGCAAAATGGGCATAACAAAAGCGCCACAGTCCAAACGAAGTTCTCCGTTTCGGATTGCAGCTAACCCGCTCAAAAGACAGCTACGTTATTTACTTGTGCCATCAAACATCGTTGAGCCACCGTTGATCAGACGATGCGGTGCTTGACGGTGAGCAGTTTTATGCCATGCCCAAGGCAATGATGTTTAGTTATCAAAGGCTGGCTTCGATTGCATAAAGTTCCGAAAATACATCTGGCAGATAGGACGGATTTAGGTCTTCGATGCCATGAGCTCCATATCTTTCAAACACGGATTCGGCTACTCTGTTGCCTAGCTCTGTGTTTATTATCAAAACAGACTGTTCGATGCTTGCAATGTAGTTATAATTACTAATGTTAGCCATGATTTGCCTCCTATGTCCGGCTCCTCTCCAGCAGGAACCCTTGGTTTTCCGTCAGACTCACTGGATTGTTGCTAATCAGATAGCTTTGCCTTACGGTACATTCAGAGAGAAATTTAAGCGAAAACACAAATATTCATCCATAAACATTGATTTTTGTTCGATAGTGTGGTATAATAAGATATCAATGATATGTCGTTGTGGATTTGCATAACTCTCTGAACTACAATTAAATTATATCGAATCACAACCTGAAAGTATTTGCCGCCGTTTTGCCGGTGTTTTGCCGATATTTTTCCATGGCATGAGAAAGGAGAAGCGAGAATATGAACGAATTGAATATATCTTCATATTTCCAGATCATGCAGTCGGGATTTAAGACACACGACAAACAGGAATCTGCGGGTGTATTTCTTCTTAGTTCCATCAATGATCAGGACTATGTTGCTGATAATGGGTATTGGACTGGTAATCTTAGTTCCAAAAAAATCAGTCGTCTTGTAAGTCGGGATGACCCAGTTCCCGATGGACTACAGCAGGCATCGATGCAACAAGTGGTAATTGATGACACTATTGCGTACTTCAAAAAAGAAGTAATGCCGGATTTGAATCCACATTTGAAGGACGATACGATTTACAAAATCGTAAAGTTAATATGTGTGGACAAGACCATTCCCGACAGCAAAAAGAAAAGCCTCATGGCATTCCATGAGGCCGGAGATGACGCAACGTTTCTTGCAGAAGTATTTTTATATGCCCTCAACAAGCCAAATAAGAAGCAGAACGATACAGTTGAATATCAGGATGCTCCATTGCTTGCCGAGGCAAACTACGAATGTCCACTTTGCCACAATAAGCTGGTTGACACTATAAAGGGACAGGCAGTAAAGAAATACAGAATTACACAGATTTTCCCCGATGGGCTTGACGATGAAACATCGTCAGAATTTGCTACCGTTTATCCAGCACCGAATAAGCTCGATGTACCGGATAATTTTATCGCTCTTGATGAAGAATGTGCAGAACGATACCTTCTGAACCCTACTGCTGAGGAATACAGAAACCTATATGAAATCAAAACACAACTTGCGAAAAATTATGCGGCGAAAATGGCAGTAAACAGTGTGCAGCTTGAAGATGATATTCGAACTGTGCTTGATGCTTTAAATACAATAAGTGATGCGTCAGAGCTTGTTGAACTTGAGTATGAGGCTCTGCGATTAGACGAGAAATTTGATGCTGAAAATTTCATCTTGAAAAACGAGACACAGATGCAGGTAGTGACTTATTATCGATACATAGAGAAGGTATTCTCAAATTCAAATGCTGATTTTGACATGATAGCATCTGAAATTAAGGTCAGTTCCATGAAGCTTGAAAAAGCCGGGTTGTCGCAATCAGATGTCATCAGCCAGTTATCAGAGTGGATACGAAATAAAGCCGGACTCGGAACGAAGAGCCGCTTGGCTTGTAATATTGTTGTGTCCTTTTTTATACAGAACTGCGAGGTGTTTCACAAATGAAAATGCCGAATAAGGTAACGCCTTACAAAGAAAGCAGCATCGCAAAATTCCCGGTGATTCTCGCACTTCTTGAGAAGGAAGATATGACACCATCGGAACTGTTTTCAAAGGTGAAAAAGAACAAAATACAGAATATTGATGAGTTTGTAGAGATTATAGATTGTCTCTATACCATGCATAAAATAGAAATCAACGGGGAGGAGCTTCACTATGCTGGTTGAAGTAAGGTGCGATAAATTTATCAGCAACGGCAAAGTCAGAGAGCCGATCCGTTTTCATGCCGGACTTAATGTTGTCCTCGGAGATGACAACGGCTCAAATTCCATCGGAAAATCAACTTTTCTTATGATTTTGGACTTTGTGTTTGGTGGTATCGACTATATCCAAAAATGCGTTGATGTTCAGGAGAATGTCAAGGAGCATACCATTTGCTTTGCTTTCGATTTCGGCGGACAGATGTATTACTTTTCAAGAAACACGATTGACTATAACAAGATTGTAAAATGTGATGCTGGATATCAAGCATTACCAGATGAAAAGCCGTTATCACTTCAGAAGTATGGAGAGTTCCTTTGCGAACAATATGCCCTGTCCGCCGAGGGGACAACCTGGCGTGGAGCAATCGCAAGATTTATCCGGGTTTATAAAAGAGATACTTTAGATGAAGAACGCCCTTTGCGTTCATCTAAGGACGAGAATACAGCAGACGCTATCAAAGGATATATGCGTCTGTATGACAGGTACTCATCCGTTGAGGCGCAGATAAAGCAGGCAGCAAAAGCAGAAGACGAAAAAGAAACATTTCGTAAGTCTACGCAGGAATACAATCATGTCCGTGCTGCCAAAAATGATAAGGAAAAAGCAGCCAACGAAACACGGATTGCAGAGCTTGAACAACAGGAACAAGCTCTGATTGCTGACAGCGACCGTGGGCTTCTTGATCTTGACAGTATGACTGCGCAGAGGCTCTCGGAACTGAACGAAGCTCTTATCAATTACCGTAGGGAGAAAGCGTTGGTTCAAACACAACTGAATTCCGTTCGCCGAGACATGACGGGCGAAAAGCGCAGCTTCAAGAGGACATTTACTGATTTGGAGCGTTTCTTCCCCAACGAGGAATTTCACACGTTGGAGGAGATAGAGCACTTTCACCAGAAACTGACTAAGATTCTAGAGCAGGAATTTGCAGAAACAGAGAGAAGTCTTGCCACAACCTATGCATTGTTGGGTAGTGAAATAGCCGCAATTCAGAAGCAGATAACAGAAATCAAGAATGTTCCGAATGTTTCACAGGCAATCTTGAAGGAATTCGCACAAATCACCACGGAACTCAACAATTTGAAAAAGGCGAATGAAAACTATGATGAACTGCAGCGTTTGAAGCACACCGCTGCTGATTACGCCGAGACAAGAGATGCTGTAATAGCAAACGAACTTCTCGCCATTGAAAGTACTGTCAATCAGAAGATGCGCAGCATAAACTTGGAGATTTTAGACGATGCGACTCATATGCCGCCTGTACTCAGGCTTGAAAAGTTGAATAAATATGCATTCAATACGCCAAATGACGGTGGCACCGGAGCGCAGTACAGGGGGCTCATTACCTTTGATCTTGCAAACATGGCGGTTACCCCCGTTCCGTTTGTTGTTCACGATTCTGTTTTGCTTAAGAATATAGAAAGAGCGGTTTTCTCTGCCATCATTCGGGTGTATCATAATCAGAAGCAGCAAGACAAACAGGTATTTATGGCGTATGATACTCTTGATGCTTACGATAAGGAGACTCGTGAATTGGTAGAAGAAAACACTGTACTGCGATTATCTCCGGGAGGCAATGAGCTTTTCGGATGGGCTTGGAACAAGGAGAAACAAGATGAAGCAGAGCAAGAGTAAAAAAGATTTAAAATCCGAATTTTCTTATAACCGACTATGGAAAATGCTTATTGACCGTAACATAAAAAAAGGAGAACTACAGGAAATGAGTGATGTTTCCGCCGCTTCGATTGCCAAAATGGGGCGCTGTGAAAATGTCACGACAGATGTTCTTCTCCGGATTTGTGAAGCCCTTGATTGCAATATCGAAGACATTATGGAGCGAATTCCCCTCCAACAGGATAAAGAGAATAATGCATAAAAGTAGGGGGTTCTCCTGTGGAAAAACTAATTGATATCAGCAGCTATCCTGTTGCGCAAGTGCTGGATGTGCTGCTTCAAGATAAAACGACAAAAAAGAATATCATATGGGCGACGGACACTTATGATGAACTTGGTGAAGAATTCACGGACAAGGTGCAGCTGGATGCGAACGCCATCCTGCGGCGAACCGACCTCATCCGCCCCCGCATCCAGAAGTCGCAGGAGGCGCAGGCGCAGCGGACGCGGAAGAAAGCGGAGGTGTTCACGCCCGCATGGCTTTGCAATCAGATGAACAATCATTGCGATGAGGACTGGTTCGGGCGCAGCGGCGTGTTTAACACGGAAAACAGCGACCATACCTGGACGGTGTCGGAGGGGAAGATCGAATTCCCGAAAAAAAAGAAGTGGCAGCACTATGTGGACTCCCGCCGGCTGGAGATCACCTGCGGAGAAGCTCCGTACCTGGTTTCCCGGTATGATGTATCGACGGGCGATCTGATCGTCCCGCCCATGCGGCGCATCGGGATGCTTGACCGAAAGCTACGCATCGTAAACGAGAATACGGAAGACTATGTGGACTGGCTGAAATGGACGCTCCGGGCATTTGAGGCCTGCTACGGCTATGAGTATCAGGGCGACAATGTTCTGATCGCGCGGATCAATCTGCTGCTGACCTTTACGGAATACTACGAGGAGCGCTGGGAGCGACAACCGGACGACAAGCTCCTGCGGCAGATGGCGAACAAGATCGCCTGGAACATTTGGCAGATGGACGGGCTGAAAGACACCATTCCGCTCGGAAAGCCATATGAAGAGTTTCGTCAGATTACGCTCTTTGATATGTTCGGGGATATGGGTGACGAAAAAGACGATGAGCTGGAAGCCGTACCGTGCAGGATATTTGACTGGAGAAGTAAAAACTCCATGCTTTTCAAAAAACTGAAGGAGATGTGAGTTATGGGAAAGAAACTGTTTGATTATGTGATTGGGAATCCGCCTTATAACGAGGATTTTGAGAATTCAGGAGATAACGGTAACTTTGCAAAGCCCGTCTATAACTATTTTATGGACGCTACCTACGAGGTGGCAGAAAAAGTGGAACTCATCCACCCTGCTCGTTTTCTCTTTAATGCAGGAAGTACGCCAAAGGCATGGAACGAAAAAATGCTTAATGACGAGCATTTTAAAGTTATGAAGTATGAAGCTGATTGCACAAAGGTCTTCCCAAATACGGATATTAAGGGCGGTATTGCAATCACTTACCGAGATGAGGGAGAAGCCTTCGGTAAAATTGGAACTTTTACTGCTTTCCCTGAACTGAACAGTATCGTAAATAAAGCTGCTGTTTCTGATGAAGCCTATAGTGTTGCATCAATAGTGTATACACAGGTGCGTTTTGATTTGGACGCTTTGTATGCAGATTATTCGGAATATAAAAGTATCATTGGCTCAAACGGGAGAGATAAGCGTTTTAGAAATAATGCATTTGACAAGATTAGAATTTTTACAGATACCCCCAAAGGTACTGATGATATAAAGGTGTTAGGCATTCTGAAGAACAAGCGTACATGGAAATACATTCCGTTGAAGTATGTCGATATGTCTCATGAAAACATCGACAAATGGAAAGTCCTTGTTCCGCGCGCAAATGGTTCAGGTGCATTAGGTGAGGTTTTGTCTACGCCGTTAATCAGCGAGCCGTTAATCGGCTATACACAGTCATTTATCGGTATTGGCTCTTTCAATACGGAGTTTGAAGCTGTCGCAGCCATGAAATATATCAAATCGAAATTTGCGCGTATCATCTTAGGCGTGCTTAAAGTAACACAAGACAATGATCGCGGTGTTTGGAAGCTGATTCCCCTTCAAGACTTCACCCAATCCTCCGATATCGACTGGTCGAAGTCTATTCACGAGATTGATTTACAGCTTTACCGAAAGTATGGCTTGGACGAAAAGGAGATCGAGTTTATAGAATCTCATGTAAAGGAGATGGCATAATGGCAGCGATACAGATCAAAACAGCCTCAAAGGTCGTTCCGCAGTGCTATGCCTATACCACTCCTGGCGTGCCGGCGCATGACGGCTGGACAAAGATCGGCTTTACTGAGCGGGATGTGGAAACTCGTATCAACGAGCAGACGCACACAGTTGGTGTTGCGCATAAGACCTGGTGGGTGTTGCGCGCCGCCTATATGACAGAGCCATACGGTACGTTTACGGATAAGGACTTTCATGCCTATCTGAAAAAGCTCGGCATCTCCCGTGAGGCGGGAACGGAGTGGTTTCGCATTGAGCCGAACACCGCCCGTGGGAATTATATTGACTTTACGCAGAATCACGGCGTGGTTTCGGAAAATGACGCTGATGCTGTCATTCCTTACAAGCTCCGCGATGAGCAGGCGGAGGCTGTACAGAGAACGGCGGATTATTTCAGCAGCCGTGAAAATGCCGAATTCCTCTGGAATGCCAAGCCGCGCTTTGGCAAAACTCTGTCCGCCTATGACTTGTGCATGAAGATCGGCGCAAAAAATATTCTCATCGTGACGAACCGACCGGCGATCGCAAATTCCTGGTATCAGGATTATGAGACCTTCTTCGGTCCGCAGTCCGGCTATATCTTTGTCAGCAATGTGGACGGGATTAAGGACAGGAAATTTGTCTACAGCCGTGAGGAATACATGGCAAAGCTCAATGATAATACAAAGGGCTGCATTGAGTTTGTCAGCCTGCAGGATTTGAAGGGTTCTATCTATTTCGGCGGACGCTTCGATAAGCTGTCGGAGGTCAGTGCGGAGAAAGGGCCGACATGGGATATTCTCATTGTAGATGAAGCCCACGAGGGCGTCGATACCTATAAGACCGACACTGCCTTTAACCATATCCGCCGCAAGTGGACGCTGCATCTTTCCGGCACACCGTTCAAGGCTCTGGCAAATGATAAATTTCCGGAGAGCGCCATCTACAACTGGACGTATGCCGATGAGCAGAAAAAGAAGCGCGATTGGGATGCTTCCAGCGAGATAGAAAACCCCTATGCAAAACTGCCGCGTCTTTCTCTCTTTACCTACCAGATGTCCGATATTGTCCGGGACAGGGTAAAAAGAGGCATAGAGCTTGCGGAGGATGATATTGAAGAATTCGCCTTTGACCTGAACGAATTTTTCAAGACGAACGAGTCTGGGAAATTCATCCATGACGCAGATGTAGATAAGTTTCTTGATGCCATGACACGGCAGGAGAAATTCCCATTCTCTACGCCTGAACTCCGCAATGAATTGAAGCACACCTTCTGGATTCTTAACCGTGTAGCAAGTGCAAAAGCCCTTGCAAAGAAATTGAAGCTACATCCTGTATTTAAGGATTACGAAATTGCCCTTGCCGCCGGCGACGGAAGGCTTGACGATGATGACGAGAACGAGAAGTCCTTTGACAAGGTGACAAAGGCGATCTCGGAGCACGATAGAACCATCACTTTATCCGTGGGGCAGCTGACTACCGGCGTGACGATCCCCGAATGGACGGCGGTTCTCATGCTATCCAACATGGCGAGCCCGGCTCTCTATATGCAGGCGGCTTTCCGCGCGCAGAATCCGTGCCTGTTTCATGATAAAGATGGAAACTCTTACAGAAAACAGAACGCCTATGTGTTCGATTTTGACCCTGCCCGTACCCTTACGATTTTTGAGCAGTTTGCCAATGACCTTATCCCGGAGACATCCGGCGACAAGGGCGACTTTGACAGCCGCAAGCAGCACGTCAGAGAGCTTTTGAACTTCTTCCCGGTCTATGGTGAAGATGATGAAGGCTCAATGATAGAGCTTGACGCAGAAAAGGTTCTCACGATCCCACGCCATATCCATGCAAGAGAAGTCGTGGAGCGGGGCTTTATGTCGAACTTCCTGTTTGCAAACATCGGCGGCATTTTCGGCGCACCGAAGGAGATCATCGACATCATCAACAATATGCAGGCAATCGAAGAACCGAAGGCACTTGCTCCTGCGGCTGTGGATGAGACTACGGCAGGCGCACTTAACCTGAACGAGAACGGCGAGGTTGAAATTCCGAGAGAGCAGGTCATCGGAACGGCAAGCGAGCTTTTTGGCGACAAGGTTTATGCGGATGTTGAGGATCAGTTGGCGGCAGCCGTGGAGGAGATTCAGAGAAAAGTGGAACTGACGCCGAATCCCAAGAAAGATGAGTTAAAAACGCTCAGCGAACAGTTCTCAAGGCCGATCGCGGACACTCTTATGGACTCCGCAAGAGCGCAGTATGGCGGCGATTTGAGAAGATCCACTCAGAATCAGTTGGAGCGCAAAATTCAAGAGACCACGGACACGGTCGTAAACCGTGCGTACGGCGATTACACGATTCGGGATCATCAGCTTGCCAAAGAGCGCGAAGACAGAATCCAGGAGGCACAGCGATCCGGAGCCACGATGGCAGAGATCACGCAAATTGATGAAGAGTATGCCGCAAGGCGTCTCCAGGGCTACCGTGATATGGTCGACAACATCAGCAGGAAGCTCCATAGCGATGAGACGGTGAAGAAAGCTGCGGAAACCATCGTCGAAACGGTAGAAACCGAAAAGCTGAATGCGGAAAAGGATTCTATCGAGGGCAGCGTCCGCGACCATCTGCGCGGCTTCTCCCGTACGATTCCGGCATTTCTCATGGCTTATGGCGATGAGAATACCACGCTTGCGAACTTTGACACCCTTGTGCCGGACGAGGTATTCTGGGAGGTTACCGTCAATCCGCAGAATGGGCAGGGCGTGACGCTTGACCAGTTCCGTATGCTGCGTGACGGCGGCGACTATATGTCTGAAAGCGGTGAACAGAAGCACTTTGACGGCCACCTGTTTGACGAGGTCGTGTTCAACGATGCCGTGCAGGAGTTTTTGAAAAAACGTGCCGAGCTTGCGAACTATTTTGAGCCTGACCATAAGGGAGACATCTTTGATTTTATTCCTCCCCAGCGCACGAACCAGATATTCACGCCGAAAAAGGTAGTGAAGGACATGGTTGACAGGCTTGAGCAGGAAAATCCCGGCTGCTTTGACGATCCTGATGCAACATTTGCCGACCTGTATATGAAGTCGGGAATGTATGTGACGGAGATCGTGACACGGCTCTATCAGAGCAAGCGCATGAAAGCGTTGTATCCCGACGATGCTGAAAGATTGAATCATATCTTTGCCAAGCAGGTATATGGATGTGCTCCAACGGAGATCATATATAGAATCTGCCTGCGGTACATTCTCGGATTCAGCGATGAGATATACATTGATAAAAACAATATCCGCCTTTGCGATACTTTGGAGTACGCAAAGAACGGAACGATGGAAGAAGAAATGCAAAAACTGTTTGGTTTGTAATTATTCGAACGAGATGAAGTTCAACACATAATGAGAGGTGATTTACTTGAATTATATAAAATCGTTGCATATAGAGGGATTTAAGAAATTCATCTTATTGGATGTACAATTTAATGAACGCATGAACATTCTTGTTGGCGAGAATGAAGCTGGTAAAAGCACGATTTTGGATGCACTAAAAACCGTGCTAAATCAGCAGTATAGAAACACCGACAAATCTGTGTTGCGAGATTTATTCAACACACAGATGGTTACTAAATTCAATGCTGAACCGAGCGTTAAAACTCTTCCTCGAATCTGTATTGAGGTAGAGCTGGTGCTTGATCCACAACAGAAAAATGCTTCTTACTTCTATGGAGAAGTATACGGACAGAAAAAACATCAGGACGAGAAGTTTGGTATCTGCTTTGAATGCAAGTATGACGAAGAACTTGGCGCTGGTATGGAGCAGTCCATTCAGGAAGGTAAGATTCCGTATGAATACTATGTGCTGACCTGGACAACATTTGCTAATCGTCCGTATCAGATGATTAAGAGACCGCTGAACTTCCTGGCTATCAACACAACAAGCGGTGCTGCGACTCCGTCCTTCAACTATTTCAACAGGACGTTGTTTACAAGCAGGTATGACGACGCAACGAAAGCAAAGGCTAAGAATGAGTTTAGAGGTAAGCTGATTGAAGCTTTTGACAATCTTGGCTTGCCTGCACTCAGTGAAAACCAAAAGTTTGGTGTAGACAGCAAGAAGGTTGTTCTGGAAACAGTGTTGTCTATTTACGAAGATTCCATTGCCCTCGAAAATCGTGGTAGTGGTATGGAAAGCCTTATCAAGACGCAAATCGCATTGGACAGAGCGAATGGATTGGATGTTATCCTAATGGAAGAACCAGAGAATCATCTTAGCTTTTCGACACTGAGAAAGATGCTTCAGCAGATTTCGGATCAGCAGGAAAATTCTCAAATCATCGTGGCTACCCACAACAACATGATTGTCAGCCGATTAAACCTGAACAATGTTTTGTGGATTACAGAAGATGAAGTTAAGAACTTAAAAGATGTAAAGTCAGATGTTGCTGAGTTCTTCGTCCGTGCAGATGACAATGCCTTCTTGCAGTTATTGTTATCCAAGAAGGTGTTTTTGGTTGAAGGGGCAACAGAGTTTCTCCTTCTTCCAATGTTCTACCAGCAAATCATAGGTAACACCATCGAAGAAGATGGCATCTCTGTAATTTCCTGTAATGGCATTTCTTATAAGCGTTATCTTGAAATAGCGAAGGCAACGGATAAGAAAATTGCTGTTGTCACAGATAACGACAAGAAAGCTCATAAAATAACAGAAGCAGTTTCCTTCAACCAGGTCAACAGTCTACAGCACATTTTTATGGGTGCAACAGTTGACGAATGGACTTGGGAAGCCTGCGTTTATAAAGAGAATAAAACCATCTTGGATGGAATGATTGATGTTCAGGCAGGAGCAACCTATAAATTCCATGACAAAGATTATGGTGCGGTGTTAGGTAAGATGCTAAACAGCAAAGTAGATGTGGCATATCAGATGCTTACTTCTTGCAAAACATTTGCAGTGCCACAGTATATAAAGGATGCGATTGAATGGCTAAGAAAGTAA